AAAATTTACTTATAACAATATATTACCTTGAAACTGCGTTTTTCACAGTTATTTTTTCTTCTTTTTACGTCTATGTTGATAAGTTATCTTTTTACTGCTTGTTTTTTCTCTTTTAAACCTGGCTTTTTCGGCTGAAGTCATCTCTCCAACTGTCTTAGGTGTCTTACTTGAGACACGTTTACTTGGTCTACAGGCAGGATAACCACGTTTTTCGCCTTTTGAACGACCACAAGGCTTACCAGTTTTTACATCAACCCAATTTTCCTTAAACCAACGGGTCAAACCACCTTTGGCTCTAGGATTGGGTTTACTTTTTGCCACGCTTTTTCTCCACTCGGTAAGTACCACCACGTTTTTTGTACTCCCGTACAAGCCACGCATTAGCATAAGCAGATGGATAAACCTTGAATTTACGTTTAGCCTCTGCTTTTACCCTAGAGTATAACGCTTTATTTACAGGAACATTCACTACGTTTCTTACCTCCTTTCTTTTTCTTCTTCTTTTTCTTAGTCGTAGAATGGTACATAGTAAGAATTAGGTATCTTAATATATTCTAAACGAAGTTTGCCCTAGTGTCTCTGGTTTTGCAAGATTAAATTGTTGCAGACAAAGATAACCAAAAGCATCAAAAGCATGGTCAACTCCTAAGTTTTTATTTGGCAAGCCAGTATTCGGTGCATAAGTAAGAGTTCTAAGTGCTTTTATCAATTCTTTACATCTTGGATGAATAAAAGTTCTACGATCTCCATTAGCATCAAGTAAGGCAGTATTAACAGAAGTAATTTTATCTCTGATCTTCCAGGGAGATTTAGGACTCATCACTGTAAAACCATTACGTCTGAGAATTGTATGGTCAGTAACACCAACTCCACTTGTTTTTCTTGCACTACCAGTAGGATCAGGACAGGCAATAACTCTTCTATCCACCCCATATCTTCTGACAACCTCCTCTGCAAAATCCCAAGTGGTAGCACCACCTGTTAGCATGATCTCATCAAACACATATAAGTTATTGTCATGCTTTACCGCACAAACTCCTGCCATTGGATCTACGTTAAAGTCTAAACCGATTAACAAGGGAAGCATATGTAAATCCTGTACTTCCTTATCAATATTGTCATCTCCAAAACTGACAGCAACAAGACCAGTTAAATTTTCAAAACTGGCCTCAAACTCCTGTCTGAATGTCCTCGCATCTAACTGACCTCTAGCTGCTTCAACTTCCTCCTCCTTAACATTACCCCCCTCAATAGTCGTAAAACTCCATCTTTGCCAATCATCCCACTCTTCTTCCCCGCAATAACACCACATATCATAAAACCAACTGGCAGTACCATCAGGAGTACTGATAAACAACGCCCATCCTTGTTTATCAGCTAATGCAGGTCTGATAACTTCAGCCCATACTTCTCTATCCATAAATGCAGCCTCATCCAATACAACACCAGCTAAACTTCTACCTCTTAATGCCATCGCATTTTCAGTTCCTTTTAATTCAATAGTCGATCCATTTATCAATTCCAACCTCAAATCAGTTTCATTTTTACTTTTTATCCAGATATTCGGTGTTAATCTCTTCAACTCCTTCCACGCAATATCCTTTGCCATCCTATAAGTAGGAGCACAATAGAAATAAACTTCATTAGGTCGATTGATTGCACCTCTGAGCAACTCAATACAGGAAAGGTATGATTTACCAAACCTTCTTCCTGCAACCAACACCCGAAATCTTTTATCACTATTGAATACCTCCCCCTGTGCGTACCTTAAACTTATCTCTTGCTGTTTTGTAGCCGTCATACATTAAAAATAACAGTTTTTTTATCTTATACCCCCTATTTATAGCCTATTCCTG